TCATAAACCCCATTATCCATTACACAAAAAACGTAATGAAGAAATGTTTGGCAACTCACTACAGTTTTTGTCAAATATGACAATGTCAAAAATGATTATTGATTTAGTGACTTTTGGAATCTTTACTCAATACATTTACAAATAAAGTCGTGCCGAGTAAATTGAATTAGAAAAAAAGTAATCTACTATGAGTGGAAACGCCAATACCAATATTTTAGTTGCAGGAGAGGAATACAAAAAGATTCCAGACTTTCCACCAGGAATCAATGTCTTTGTAAGTGTGACGGATGTCAAGACATTCGAATCTATTTCACCAATGGTTGGCCAAAAGTTTATGGCTATTTTGGCTTCCGATAGTCATATGCAAGCATTCTCAAAATTACTTGCTCATTCCTATACAACCAAAGCACAATACGTTAAATGGACTGGAGATAACATGCAGCAAGTGTATGTTAAAAAGGGTTCAGTAACCATAGGAGATGGCGTATGTTTTGGAATTGATATGAATCAATTTCGCAAATGTGCCAAAGCAAATGGTTGGGATAAATTCACAGATGATCATTTGCTTGAGATAATCTTTGACCCTAACTACAAAGGCATTGGCGTTTTGCATGATGTTCTCCGCATACTAAGAGTTGACCGACATGCAGACCTACCAGATATGGGATTAGAAGATTTGTCGGTATATATCGCCCGTTGGGGGGGAGTACTTGGAAAAGAAAAATACACAACTGCATACAACTACAAATGATAATCTATAGCTCTTTATTTGCGCTTCTATGCGCTATGGTCGTAGTACCAATGTGGTGTCTTGGACTTCGTAGTATTTCTGATTATTCTGAGGTTGGTCAATTCCAAGGAACGCCAATAAAATTTGTAAGCAATCCAGTAGATAAAAAGTTGTTTTGGTTTGTTCGTGCATACTTCATGAGAAAGCATCAATCGATTGGCAAACCTATTATTACTTGCGTAAGCTGTATGCCATCAATCCATGCGTTTTACATTATGGTTATACTGAACATTGGCTTAGAGGTGTCGTTTACGCTTTGGTTTATTCCAAGCTATATCTTTGTAGCTATATCTTCCAGTTTTGTCACAGGGTACTGGTGGTCTAAATTCAGAAAAAATGGGTGATAAATTAAAAAGAAATAGACTGGCTGGAACGACCAAAGGGAAATCCGACAGCGCAAAGTTTTACCACGAGAATGAAGATGCTCGTAAGAAAAAGGAAGCCTATGATAAAAAATTCCACGCTACTAAAGAGCGAAAGAAGTACCGAGCAGAACTTAATGCCGAAAATCGTAAAGCGAAGCATAAAGTTGGGGACGGAAAAGATGCGAGTCATACCAAATCAGGAGGGATGGTTAAGGAGAATCAAAGCGCTAATCGTGCCCGGAATAGAGGAAAGAAATAAATCTCAATTCCAAATCATATGCCTATGTGATGCCATCATCACTTATCCTCAAGGCAAGATATTTGTAAAGAAAAAAGTTAATGATGTTTTTGCGTGTTTCTGGGAGGGGGGTATCTGCTCCGAAAAAGAAGAAATACGTCCTTTGGTAATTAGCATCATGCGTAAGGCCAAGATTCCATTGGATGGAAAGAAAGCTGTAAAGCCTATTGATGTAATTATTGATTTTGAAAACTTACGCGCATGATTGGCCCACTATTTACAATTTCTTCGAAAGGAGAATTTGAACGCACAGATGATCGCGTATTGCTAGTTCCAGAGTTTGCTAAGTTGTTAAAGCTTAAAGAAGGAGAACGCTTATTCCAGTTTGTTTATTGCTGCTGCGATTACTACTCGCCATATGTTCGTGTGATGGAAATGGCTGAACGCGAAAAGCTTGTAGCTATGGACCTTTTCAAAGGATCACGTTCACCTCAACTGGAAGAGCCAGTTATAGAAGCTATGCAGAAATATAGAATACTGCAGGAGCATCCATTGATGGAGCAATACGCAGTAATGCAAGAAACGTGGAAGTCTATGTCAGACGAAGTAAAGAACCTTACGGGCGACATAGGAAAACGCATGCGTGTATCAGAACAGTTACAGAAATATGTAATTGCTATGGAAGCCCATGAAAAAGTAATTGCCGATAAGAATGCAAAAATCGGAGGCCTGTCAAATATGTCCAAGTCATTGTCTATCATTGAACGTAGATTAAGGGCTTCGCAAATTAAATAATCAATCATGCAGATATACGGGATTGACTATGCGCCAGTCGTGCAATATGGTATGCCCGATGCGCGAGATGGTGTAGCTGCGTATGAAGCTTTTTGGAACAATGAGCTAATACGCTTAGACCAAGGATATACTACTCCTGGGGGAGCATGGATTCCGGGCAACTATTATTTCTATTTGAATTACGGAACTATCATGGGTTACCCACTTACGGGTGGTGCACGTAAAGTTCCAATGCGCCCGTTGTATCGTGACGGTGACCACGAAATGTTTCAGCACCTTGTTAACTGCAGGAGAGATAGGACAGGGGCTATCTTTCCAAAAGGACGAAGAAGAGGTTATTCATGGGAAGTTACTCATGTTGGCTTACATGAGTTCATGATGTATCAGAACGTCCAGATTGGTGTAGGGTCGGAAGGAGATACTAAGAAAGGCTACGTAAAAGAGTTTAGAGGAAAGTTTGATATTGCATGGGCAGGATTGCCATCAGAGTTACGACCATCACTTGGACAAGAGAACAATGAGTTTATGCTTCGTAGCGGTTACACAGAAAAGATTGAAGGGCAAAGCTTAGACCTTGGATTGAATAGTATTATCCATTGGGCAAATTTTAGCAACCCTGACATCCTTCGTGGACTTTCATTATCCATCTGTATATGGGAAGAAGGTGGCCAGATAAAAAAATTGAAACAATCGTACCTATCAACTATAGATGCAATGAAGGAAGGTGACCTCCTTTTTGGATTGCCAATCATTGGAGGTACTTCAAATAAAATTTCAAGTGACAACTTGGACTTTCAAGAAATGTGTAATAACCCAGAGGTGTATAACCTATCGGTGCTACCAATGTATGCTGATACTTGCTATTACCCGATGTATGATTCAACTACGGGTATATCGGATAAAGTAGGTGCTCGAAAGCTTCACGAAAAAAATCTTGCAATTAAGAAAGGTGAAGAGTCTGTAGGCAATATGGCTTATTGGTCATATAAACAGGAATACCCATTAGAGTGGACAGACTTCTGGTTGATGTATGGTGGTACTAAATTCCCACTTGAAATAATCAACAATCAAATAGCATTTATCTCTACCGATAAAAAAGCAAAAGCAAAAGTTCGAAGAGGCAATCTTGAATGGCCAAAAGACAAAGATGGAATTGAAGAAATAGGTGGAATGCCAATATTCGTGGAAACGGAAACGGGAAAGTTCATCATGGCCCATGACCATTTGCCACATTTAAAGAATGCGTTTTGCGGTGCATATGACCCATACTTTATGGACGATGAATTGAACGGTGCTACGCAATCAGATTCTAAAGCTTGTATGATGGCGTATTTGAGATACATTTCACCATCAATACAAGGTGAGATGCCAGCAATGTATTGGCATGAAAGACCTCATATCAAATCAGATGCGTATGAGGAAGCATGGAAAATGTGCGTATACTACGATATGAAAATACTTGCGGAAGCAGGAGATGATGAGTTTTTACGATTCTTTATCAAGAATGGTTTGATTCGATATTTAAAGTCAAGGCCAGTAGCAGCGGAATCACCTTGGGGGCAAGCCAACAATCGCTATGGAATCCACATGAAAGTGTATCAAAAACGCTTGGCCGAAAATCTCATTGATGCAAACATCAAAAGGAACGGTGGAAACATATTATTTTTAGCCCTTCTTAAAGAGCTTGCGGTTTATGGTATTCAGAATACCGACATTGCGATGACCTTTGGGATATGTTTGATTCACGATTATGACATGAGTAAGTTCTTAGTACGGGAAGTAGACAAAGAAGAAGATGTAAATCCATTCGATAGCTTACCGGGTTTTACAGAATCAAATGGACTGATACGTTCATCCTACGCTGAGAATAGTGCAGCAAGAAATAATACTGACATACCATTTAATTACGGATATTAAAATGTTTCCAAGCACCATAGTACCATCAGACCAAACTGAATACAAAGCATGGCTTAAGAACTGGGGTGTGGCTCTTGCTACAAATATGGGGCAAGACAATCATAAAAGGTTTACGCGATTATACAGTAATCGACAGGTGTATAAAGGCATAATGGATCCTAAAGAATTTCAGTACTTGACTGAAACTTATGGAATCAGAACGCCTGCTCGCTTTGTGGGATATCCATTTGCCTATAAACTGGTAGAAGAACTGGTAGGAGAAACAAGTGCTGATTCACTTGAGTTTTCCGTTGAAAGCGTTGACTCTGATATTATTTCGGCAAAACTGGAAGCTAAGGTTATGGCTGCAGTTAATGTGCTCACCAAACCTATGAGAAAAATCATGGGGAATATTTCTATAGAAGAAATGTTTGATGAAGGAATGGGCGCTGAATTACCTGATAGCATCACAGCATTTGATGAGTTAAATTTCCATGACCACGTAGAAATAGGCATGATGTATATCATGCGCCATCTTCAACAGAAGTACAATTGGGATGCAATCTTTACAGAGGGTATGCGTGAGATGGCAATCAACTACGAAGGAATTTATCGTGTGTATGTCAAGAATGGTGACCCATTTATTGAAAACGTAAATCCATCACGAATATCATTTGGACGTTCAGAAGCTTTGCGCTCATTACAACATGCTCCTTGGGTACGTGATGAACAAATGGTTCCATTGCATGAAGTGGTAGACCAATATCGTCACCTTGTAACACCAGAGGTATTAGCTACATGGCAGAAATATGGTACTGATGCTAATGACCAAAAATCAAACGCTTGGAAGTCTTATGGGGAATACAACCCAAATGATGGCCAGATATACTTGCGTGTAGTGCGTTATGAAT